ACTAGCGTATAGTAGCCATTGGCACAATCAACGGTTGCGTAGCCTCCGCCGGAACTATTGGCTGTCGCCGAGTATAGGTTTACCCAGCTTCCAGACGCCGCATTATAACCATCCACTGTAGTAGTAACAGTGGATGTTCCTGCCATTGCCCATTTTATCCTCACTCTACCGTAGTAACGCGCAGGAAATGTTATATACAAATAATTAGTCCCACTGGGATACGCATTAGCCCAAGCAAAGGTATTAGCATCGCCATCGTAAGCGCTAGATACATTTGTCCAGTTTACCCCGATGCTGCCGCTTAATCCTAGCGTCCAAGTCGGCGTCACCGTTCCACCCGCGAAGTTGGTTATCTCAGTTACCAGTCTGGGCAGAGCCATATAGCCGTCATGGTCGGTGTTACAAGTTGTAAACCAGCTTCTACCTTGGGCGCGTTCTGCCGCAGTTATGGCTTCCTCGATACCGCAATACCCAGGATAAAGGGGAACCTGCCAAGTATCCAGACGGGTCATACTGTCCACGCCATAAGACCCAATAACTTGTTTCTGAGCAAAAGTCGAGGTAGGTTCCCGAACAACGTTACCGACAATCGGGTATCGAACCGAACCGATAATAACCTCGTTAGCTCGTTTATTTACTTGCTTTACTGCCATTGTTTACCTCGAAACCCACTTTGTATCTGGGGGGAACTGAGTAACGACTAGCTCCTTGGCGAAGGCTTCGGCTTGCTTCTCACACTCGTCGCGCCGTGCCTGATAAGCGTCGAAATCTTGCGCGGTAATGCGAGAGCCAAGAACTAAAGCAGCAGCCTTATAGACAATGTAATTAGGATTTAAGTAGCAAATAGCGTCGTCGGTTTCTAACTCCCCCTGCTTGGTGTATCCCTCGATTCTCAACACTCGGTCTGCTTCAAGACCAGAATTAAACCAGGAGTCCCCATAGTAGTGGTCTACATGCTGCTGGTCGGTAGGCATAGTCAGGAACTTAATCTTTGCAGGATTTTCTTTATGAATCCGATACTGGTCGGGTGGTATCGGTTCTAGGAAATCCCCGTCTGAGTTTGCCATCGAAACTCGGTGAACCGTAACGAAACCGCTGGGCAGAGCCAATTCATAAGTATCGCTTTGGGTTTCCAGGGTCTCGTCGACCTTATAAATAAGACATTTCTCGGTTAACCCGGCGATAACGAGATTGATTGCCGCTGCAAGTTCTTCCCAATCATATTCGTCTAGGACGATAAAAGTATCTCCGGCTCCAGGAGCCGCCGAGAAAGGCTTGTCGGTCGACACCGTAATGGTTCCAGTAGAATGAGCGTAGTCGGTTATGCGGCGTTCCTCACCTTTAGGAGCCTGCCCGTCGGTGGTCGATAATATTCGTACCCGGCTAACCGGGGTAGTGTTCTGAAAGTAATCGTCCGGTTGTTCCAAGCTATTGTCAACTACAGTGGTCGTAGTGCCGCTGTCAACGACACCGCCAACGTAATTACGCAGCGGAACCTTCAACATAAATTTAATTAAATCTGCCCGACTATTGGCATATAAGGGCATAGGTTACTCCTTTTTGTCTGGTTCCTTGATTCCCTTGGCATTTCGCCAAATTCCGTAACATTTACCAGCGGCTTCTTTAGCAGGCTTCCCTTCCCGCCGGACAATTCTGATACACCGGCTTATAAAAGCCTGTTCTTCTTCACCTTTCCTTGGTTCCGGCGACATCTTCGTTCCTCCTATCGACCATTTTATGTGGCTGTACTATCCACATTATAGTTTGGCGTGATAATCGCCTCGGTTGCCGATAACATGGTTCCAACCCGAGTCGTGGCGTCCCCCGAAGTCGAGGGAACGGTTTGAGTATATTGCCCACTGGAAGAACCCTCAGCAACATATAATGCCCCATTAGCGGTGCCTCCGCTGAATCTCCCTCCACGAATATAACACTCCCCGAAGCAAACCGCGATTCTCTGCCCGTCAACCCCATCTTCAAGAGCAACACATCGCATCTGAACAACCGAGCCAGTGGTTGCCAAGGCACGTTTCCAACCGCTTGAGAACCCAATGGCGTCGCCCTTGGTCACGGTTCCCGTTATTACGACCGTAGAAATCCCATTGTCGCCTACTGGGACGACCACGGCATTAGCTTGAGCATCGGCAAAAGCCATTGAATCCTCCTATATTGTAAACTCTATCTGCTCGGCATCCCATTCGACTGTCCCGGCGTCGCCAGTTGCTTCGCCAGAAACCATAGCCTGGTCTTGCCCTTCTTTAACAACACTAATAAGCTGTTGGAGTTTCACAAACTCCTTCCAGGTAACCGTCAATGCGGTCATGTTATTCCTCCTTGGAATCGCTCGGGCAGAACTTGTCGAACAACGAGATAAGTTCTTCCGTAAGTTTCCCCTTTTCATTCATTTTCGACAAGGTACTCACGACGATGACATTGATAGTTCCGGGAACAAAAACGTCTTTGTTTGGGTCTTTAGTTGTATCCCATTGCCCTGCTCCTGTTAAATCCATCCAGACATTACATTCCCCACACTTAGCGGGTTCTGGTAGGAACATAGTACCGTTGCATTTTGGGCATCGGTACTCTAAGCGCCAACGCGCCTCCTCTTTCTCGGACTCGGTGAGGCTTAAAGATTCCCGAAATTTCCTCAAGGCTTTAAGTGTGTCTATGTTGCCTTCTTTGGGCAGAAGCCCCAGCAGTTGTACCCTGTCTCTGATTGTTAACCTCATTTGTTTATTCTCCTTTTTAGAGTGGGGGCTGATTTAGGCTCAGCCCCCAGAAGCCTTATTGCTTAGGCGCTAGGAGCGTCGGAGTAGGTAATAACGTACCGGGCGTTGCCGTTGATGAGTACCTTGAAGTACCCAGCTTCGGTATCCCCGGAACCAGTATCGGTGTCACTCCAAACACCCGACTCGGTGCCAGCAAGGTTAAGAACCGCAGCCCAAGCTACCGTACCACCAGATTCCTCAACACGAAGAACAGAGATTCCGTTGGTGCAGGTGCCATGCAGGTTGTTGATTGCCCTAAAGCAGTAGGCAGAGGTAACGGTACGGGAAGTGCCCGAGTCACTACCAATGTTAGACTCGACACCTTCAACAAGAGTTACCGTGCCTGCTGAGGTTCCTTCCAGGTCGACGGCAACATAGACACCCCGGATGGTGTCAGCCGCAACCGCGTCGAGAACCTTGGGGGCAACCTCGATGCCAGTCATTGAAGCAGTCCCAGTGGCTGCTAGAGCAGCCTTGAACTGCATGATGGTTACCGTGCCCGAGGTATTGGAGTATTCGGTGTTGGGGAACTTCAAGTTGGTGAACGCATATAACGGGTTGATGAAAGCCTCTCTAGCTCCCGTCATAACGCCAACCAAACACCCCTGGTCGTTGGAGGCAGACCCGACGTAAGCTCCACCACTGGTAGAAGCGTAAATCCGGTCGCCAGCGGTCGCGGAGCAGCTTGCTCCGAAGTCCATGACGACTTCTCGGAAAGCCGTTATCGTGTCGCCGCTTACGCCGGATTCTCCGGCGATGAGTTCCGGGTAGACCTTAGGTGAGCTATCCATGTCCGCCTGTTTCCAGCCGGATGAATAGCCAATGAGGTCGCCCTTATAAACCGTACCGGAAAGAGCCACCTTTACCGGGCGCTTACCTTCTGTGATTATTCTATCAGCAGCCGTATCAGCAAAAGCCATTTCTTTTTTCTCCTTTCCTCAAAAATCTAGGCGGTTACTGGGGAGCCAGACAGTATTCCACAGTATTTGGAGCAAGAGCGAATGTCCTGGAGCATCATGGAAACATACCACTTGATTCTCCAGCGGGTCGCGTCTTTGGTCTCCAGGCTACCAAGAGGTTCGACCTGTACCCCCTCGCCGCTATGAATACCACATACAGCCATATCGTCGAAGGTCAAGAAGAATATGGTTGTCTGGTCGTCAGCCGAGTAGGTGCTAAAAGCACCCGCGGTAGTTGTTGATTCGGTGTTACGGATGTGGTCGTCGACGACTACCTCAACGCCGTCAAAAAGTTCGACTTGTTTGCCAAACTCATTGACGCCGCGCGGGAAAGCCGAGCCTACCGAATCGAGGTAGGTTGCCAGTAAACGCCGCATTGTCTTCGACATAACAACAATGCTGGGTCTCCAACCAGTGATTAAGTCTTTGGTTTGCCGCATCCTCGCGATTGTGCAGGCAGCACCATCGACAGCAGACGAGTTGGAAACAACGGTATTATAGGTCGTGCTGGTTATAAGTTGGTGCAAACCGCTGAAACCAGTGGAATCAAAGGCTGTCCCGTAGTAGAATTGGTCGAGGAATTTGTGCTGTACTGCTTTGACTTTATTGGCTAATACCGTGCCTTGAAGGTCGATTTTGTTGGAACGAGTCTTGAGTAAGAAGTTGTCAATGTCAGCATCGCCGCCCAGGATTTTTAGGGCAGCCGTAGCCTGCGTGACTGACGGAGTTGATTCCGTCCAGGTGTCGTTAACGTTACGGAACGCAGCCGTAGCGTCGGTTGTGATTGTGTCGTAGGTCAAACTGTTACCCAGAATCGTTACGAAGCCAAGACGTTGTAGAATTGTGCTGTCTTTGGTCAGCCTGTCTATAACGGCTCGCTGCATGTCGGTTACTGAATAAAGTTCGCCTTCGGTTAGTGTTAAAGACACTTTTTATCCTTTCAATTTATTTTTGGAGACTTTCCTCCATTAATATGCCCAAGCGGACATTATCGGGCAGCTTGGACAAGTCTCTGGGAGTAGGTTTGACTGCTCCACCATCGGTCTGCACCGGAGGAACGGCGGCAGTTCTAGCCTTCTCCAAGGCTAGTTCGGCAGCTTTAGCACGAATCTCACCACGGTCTTCAATGTTATAGAGGGTATCAAACACGTCTTCGGTAAGACCATACTTTTTAATTTGGTCTCCAACGAACTTCGACTTACCGGCTTCATCGAGTTCTAGTTTAAGAACATTGAGTTCAGCCTCGCGCTTTTTTAGTTCTGAGGCTTTTGCCTTAGTAGCCTTGTCCATTGCCGCGACACGTTTGAAGTAGTCAACCGATTTTTCATCGCCGGACTCTTGAATCGCTCTCAGCCAGTTTTCGTATTCCTTCTGACTGTTTTCTTCCTCAAGTTCGGCGATACGGGACTGAGCCTTTTCAAGCTCCACTCGCATCTTGTCGACCGTTCCCTTATGCCCACCTTTTAAGGTTTCAATCCTAAGATTTACTTCCTCCTCGGTGAACGTCTTGACGGGGGCGGGTGTAGGAATTGTTGCTTGTGGCTGCGCTGGTTTTTGTTCCTTGCTTGGCGTCTCACCTTCTCGCGCTTCTGCCGCTGGCGGGGTCACTTCCTGACCGCGGGTTATCCTGACGTTTCCGTCAACGTCGCCCTTGAAGTCGATTGGAAGATTCCCTGCTGGAGCCGCAGGAGTTTGAGTTCCGGGATTATCCATTACAAGTCCTCCTTCTTTCTTTATGGATTATATTGGTTACTCCTGACCCTCGGAGGTTTCGGCGTTAAATTCGGTGTTTCAGCGGGTCGATTAAGTTCGTCCCACTCCGGTGGTAACAACCCGGGGTCGACCCATCCTTTCCTGTAAAGCCCCTCAACATCGAGGATTGCTTGGATAGAAATAAGCTGTTTCCTACGTTCTAATTCCTCAGTCATAGTTTGGATTTCGCTGTCTTCGAGGTTGGGGTTAAGCTCGATTTCATGTATCTGCCGATTAAGTTCGTAAATATCTGTAGCGTAGCTTCTTAATGTTCGGAGCGTCGACGATATGTAATCATGCTCGGAAGTATCGTACTGCATTTGAAGCTCCGGGTGGTCTTTTTCAATATCTTGCATCTTCGCAATATCACCAGCAAGCCGGGCGTCTTTCCATTGTTTCACCGTTTCCTCAAGCTGGCTCATCATCGAATAATGGTCTTGAACCGCCGAGTCTCCGGTGTCGTAGGTTGTAGACCCTGCCCCGAAAGCCTCGGGAGCCGTCGCCATAATTGCTCCGGGGATATTACCATACTCGTCGTAAGCCTCTCTAAAGGTGTTACTAATCATTGGTTCGAGCAATTCCAACATTGATGCCCCAAGCCCCGACCAACCCTCTCCGAGTTCTTCTCCAGTAAAGGTTTTACCTTCGACTGCTGCTGCAATCGTAGTAAATATCGGGGCGAGTTTGCTCCAAACAAACCTACCTCCGGTTTCCATCGGGGTTGCCTCCGATACCCAGCCGGATTGTGACTTCTTCCCAGCAAAGAACTGGGCGGTATACCGAATCAACGGTTGGAACGATGCCCCAATGTCAATAAAGGTATCCCCAACGTGTATCTTAGCAAACTGCGCCGACCTGGGGTCAATCTCGACTGAAACATCTGGGTGGGCAGCCAGTAGACCAAGAATAGTAGCCGTGGTTGAAAGCCATATTCCGAGGTCTCGGCGAGCCGCGGCTCTTACTGCCTTAGAACCACTAAACAAGCTACCAAATACTAACACCCTCGATGTTTGGAGCCTCGGGGAGAAGAACCCAATATTAAGCAGAGCGCCCGGGTGGGCACTGCGAAACGCTTTGGAACTATATTCTCCAGACCAAAGTTCGCCACGCCCAGTAGCGCGGTTGATAAATCTGGAAAGCTCGGTTAAGTCTTCGTCGTAGAGTTTTTGGAGAAACTTACCGTCTTTGGCTACATACTTACCTGATTTTTCCCAACCATCGGCAATCCTATCGAATACGTCTGCTCGAAGTTTGTTCAGGTAAGTGGCATAAGCTCTTTCCGATTGGCGGACTCCAAGGAACCTCGCTGGACTGATTTCTTTCTTTCCTATCTTAAATGTTTTGTTAAGCCATCCGCTAATAAATGCTTCTTCACGTCCAGCAAGATTAACGTCGCCCCGTAGGTCGTGAAGGAACAAGAAATACTTTAGTCTCCGTGCTGCCTTTTCCTTCCAGAACAAGGCATCCTCGGCGCTAAGTCCGGCTGCTTGAAGCCTACCGATGCGACCGTGTAATAGGTCATCCATAAACAAAGCGTCTTTCTCGCTGGCAACCGCTTTAAACATGTCCCTAAAAGCCCCGACCGCCTCAATCGGGTGCGACAGTGTGGTAATCATACCTTGACGAAACGGTGCGGACAAGTCCCAGGACGCTTTGAACACTCTAGGCACATTAGCAACCTGGTAAATATTAGACAAAATCTTCATGCCTAGTGTTCTCTTACGCTGCAAGGCGCTAGACACGAAATTAAAACCAAAGGCTTCCTCAAGCAACTTTTCTTCGCTAGGAGTGGGAATCTCGTTGGCTCCCAATAGTTTTCGTAGACCTTCCCGGGCATGTAGTCTATCAGTAAATCTAGCCCCAGTGGGCAGGTCGGCAAGTTCGCGGTCTATAATGCTATATAGGAGTTCTTCCTCGTTTTCAGTCAACACCTTCTCTACTGGCTTTTTGGGTTTGGGGTACTTCCCCTCCATAACCGACTTGGCGTGTTTCAAGGCTTCCTTGCGGCTCATCCCTGCACGTAATGCCCAATCATAAGCCTCACGACCAGCAGTAAGCTGTTTTCCTCGGGCTTCCTTAAATATCGCCTCGGTTTCTTCCCGCAACGGTTTCCATTTGGATAAGCGCTGGGAAATCTCCTTTAGCAATACCTCCTCGTCGGGTGTTTGGGCAACCATGCGTACCTGTTGGAGACCAGACTCAAATGGAGAAACTGGTTTTGCCTCGACCCTTGGGGTTATTGAGGTCTTGACGTAAGGAACCACGGTAAAGGCTCCTTCGGTGTCCTTAACTACCAAACCGTCAAACCCTCTACCTTTTAAATATTTGGGGATGGAATCGGCAACAAACTTATCGAACTTGGCTCCGGTTAATCCAAGGTCTTTGGCATCCTGAACCGCTTTGTCGCGTATTTTAGCTAGGGTTCTCCAACGACCGTCCCCTTTGCCAATGACATAGGGATTGTCGAAATGAACAAACTCCCTTGTTACCTTTCCACCAGCTCGTCGAATTGCCTCGGGAAATTCTGCTGTTTCCATACGGGCGGCGGGCTTCCCAGCAGCATAACTTTTGGCTAGTTGCTCTGCGACTCCTTCGGTCTCCATGTCGGCATAGTAATACTTACCGCTGCCGTACTCCGCCATGCGATACATCGGTTTATATTTAATCGTGCCGCGGTACAGAGTGAAATCAACTGGTTCCCCGGTCTTAACTTTAACTGCTGGTTTCTTAGGTACTTCTGGTGTAAAGGCTCCAGCTTGTTTCATCCGGGCAACTGCCTCAGCTTCCTCCTCGGGAGCCAATCGTTTCGGAGGTTCTACTCCCTCTACAGCGGCTCTAAATGTTTTCTGGGCAGGACGAAATATATTGAGAATCCTTCTGTTAATAGATTGCTGAGCTTTAGACTCTACGCCTGCTCTTATTGCTCCCTTAGTAAACTGTTCGGCGGTTTCTGTCAGAGGTTCTCTGGCTAATCCGCGACCAACTTGACCCAGGATGTTCTTACCGAATAGACTACCACCTGCGATTTGAAGACCTTTGCCAATCAGGTGTTCACCTAATGGTATCGGAGCAACCATCGTCCCAATATCTATAGTCTTTTGTTCGGGAGAAATTGGTTTGAAACGGTATTCCTCTCTACCTAAGTAATAAGGTGGGGCAGAAGCAGGTTGTTCTCCAGGCATTAAAGCTCTTATTGAAGGTTGTTCACGAATCTCCGGGGGCATGGTCATTTGTCTTGCCCACTCCTCCGGGTTTTCATAACCCATATGCTCGGCGTAAATCTTCATCCGCCGGAAGTCTTCTATTTGTTGTTTCTCCGTTGGAGTCTTCCAGTAGAACCGACTAATAGGCAACTCACGAAACATACGCTCATACCAGGGCAGTTGGAGTTTCTCCCCTAGTTCCCCAGTGGTCTTTTCTATATCTTGTACTTTCTTTTTCTTTCTTAAAAGTTCTTCGTACCAGTACGGCATTAAAAACTCCTAATAGGAGGAGCAAGTCTTCTTTGGGCATATCCGCCCGGTCTGTATTCCCTGGGTTGTTTCCAAAATTCGGTGTACCAGTCTTGCGACTTTACAAACTGTTCCCAGGGACTCCCGGCTTCCTTAGCTTTTTTAGCTTCTTCGTAACGTCTTTTACGTTCTAGGGCTTCCACCCAAGCCCCCTGGTAGGAACCCGCATATCCCACAGACTGCTGATAGGCTCCCTGCTGCTCCGGTGTAAGGGTACTCCACATATCCAAATATTCCTGCCCGGTTTTTCCTTGTAGCATCTGCCCAATGTCCCTTGCGGCAGCACTGGTGTATCCAAGTGAAGACCGCCCAGCCAAAATATCTTGTTTCTGTCTCTCAAACTCGTCGATGGTTCCAGCGTTAATCGCTAACCACCAATCCTCCATAGCTTTTTGCCCCCCACCCGCAAGGAACCTCGCCATCTTCTCCGATTCGGCGCCTCTAGCATACCTCTGCATAGCAGGAGACATTAAGCCCTCGACACTTGAGGTAAATATTTCCCCCATTTCCTCCTCGGATGGATAGGGCAGTAGGTTAGCCATCAACCGTTCATCTGTGGCTCTAAGTTGCTCATCAATCATTGCCTGCTGGGATAACTGGTTTTCGTAGCGTACCTTGGCAAGATAATTTTGTCGTTCTGTTTCTAGGTCTCGATAATAACGCCGGTTCAACTCTTGCCCTTCGGCGATACTCATTTCCATCGCCAAGTTCATTAGTCGACCCTCTGCTTCTTCCCGGGTCATATTGCCTTTTTGAACCTGGCGGGCATAATACTGAGCAATAGACTCTCCGCCAGCAACGGCGGCGGCTTGATACTCCTGTTCCTCCGAGGCTTTCTGTTCAGACAGAGAAAGATTCTTGTAGCGCCATGAGTCGTATTCGCGGTAAAGGGCGGTGTCGAATATCTGTCTTGGTTGAAGGTTAGGGTCTTTCGCCATTTCTGCGATAACCGCATCCCAATCGGCTTCAACTGAACCCTTAGTTGCTCCCGGCTTGGTAGGCACCGCTTTCCCGGTTTTCATGCGGTAATAGATTTGCATTTCCTCAGGAGTTTCCGGTATCGAAGGATAAAGCTCGTCATAGAGGATTTCCCAAAGTCTTTGGGCTTCCTCTTTAGTTAAGTATCCTTTTTGAATCTGGTCGTCAAGGTAGCGTTTAACTTCCTCTAAAAACCAGTCGCTCAATGGGTCTTGATAACCGTCGGGCATCTTATACCTCACCTGTCGGCGGCGGAGCTACGGCGTTAGCCGCGCCTGGGGGAGTGCCCCCCATCGCCTCCGGTGGAAGTGTTCGGGAACTCAGTCCTGGAGCCTGGGGGTTTGTTCGACGCTGACTACTAACTCCTTGCATCATCGCCAACCTCAAGGCTGCCAGAACGTTAATTGCTTTTGGCTTGTCGCCTTCTGCCACAAATTGCATGTAAGCATCGTACATTCGGTTGATAAGCTGCTTGTCTGCCCACTCACGGTCAATAATTGCGTCCTCAAGGTCTGGGTCTTGAACACCAAGAATCTCAGAACGGATGGTCTGGTCGGACAAAAGCGGAATCTCGCCTTCGCGAGCCATACGAGCGATTTCATATTTTGTCGGCTCGTCTTTCGGGAGCGTAGGTTCTAGTCTGACTTCGGGGTGCCAGGAACCAGAAATATCTTTGGGCTTAATCCAGACTGTCTTTGGGTATCCAAACGCTTGATTCTTGGAGTTTCTCCCCCGAACCTCAACCGCAGGGAAACTCGATTTTCCAAATTGCTTGATAAGCTCAAGAGAATCTATTAAATAAGAACGTTCAATGGCTTGTATGAAAGGTAGAATTACGGTAGCCATCGCTGCGTTTAGTTGGCTAATAGCATAGCCGGAAAGCCTAGTGGAGACCTCACCGTAGGTGGTGTGCGACCAAGCGCCACGCTGCATTTCTCCAACTACAATGTTTACGAGATTCATCGAGTCGGCAGGCATAGTTTCTTGAAGAATCGGCTGTAAGACCTCGCCTTGTTTCAAAGGAATACAAGCAGCCTTTTCGACCTGGTAAATGTCTTGGTCTAGCGTCTTGGAGCCGTCGGCTGACCAGTACCCTAGCGGGGTTTTAACTCCTCGGCGAACAATGGTTAGCAAGTCGGATAGGGTTTTATTAAGTAAAGGAAATAAATTTCGGTTGGTCGCAAAAATTGATTCCCCAACGATAGAGTCCGAGTATTGCCAGTTCTGTTGGAATGTTACTGGCGTCGAACCTACGCGGAACAAAAATATTGGGCAGTAGCCGAGCTTGTGGTTGTTGCGGTAGACTTCTTTACCGCCAACGATAATAATATTTTTCTCCCTATCCCAATAGTCGATGACGGTAACGAGGTTGGTTTTAGTCCCGGTTTGAGCTTCAACTCCCCAAACGGACTTAGCTTGTTCAGCGGTAATCTTGTAACTGTTGGCTCCCCAGTCCATGCCCTTCTTGTCGGTTCCATAAGAAAAGTTGTATACGTCCCAGACTGCTACCTCCGGGTGGGTCTTCCCATCTTCCCCCTTGTAAACATAAATCCTCTCCGCCCACCCGCCGCGGATTATGGCATACCACGCCTTGAGTTCCCGCAGGGTTCTTTTGTCGGGCATATATAGTGCTTGTTCGTCGTTCCAGTTTAGGGAGCCATAGAGAAATCGCTCCACGTTATTGGCGGTTTCTCGTTCTTTTTGGGTTAAAGCTTCCTCCGGTATACGGATGAGAAGTTTAGCTCCCTGGACAATCGACAGACCTTTGTCGGCAATCACGCGGGCAGAGTTTGAGGTATAGGAATAGTACCCCTTACCGGCGTTGTATGGCTTTAGTCGATATAGGTCTAAATCGCTTTCCCAGCGGGAGCGCAGGTTTAAACAATTCGTCGACTTATGGAACGTATCAACGGCATCGACTATTTCCTGGGTTTTGTTGAATCCCATAGGTTACTCCCGAACGTCGGATTTAGTCTTCTCGACTGTGGTATCTTTTGGCATACCAGTACGAACGAGTTGTTCCTTGGCTTTCATTTGGGTCTGAACCCTGGGGTGCATGTCGCCGATGTAGATAAACTTGTCCTCTTGCCCAAATATTCCCAGCGGCTCCCCGTCGAATGTTATTCGGATGGGCATAAGCCTGGCGATTTCCTCTTTGCTGGACTTCTTGAAATCAGAAAACGATATGACGTTCACTTCACTCCTTAAAAGAACTTTATCTTAGCATTTTTAATAGGGTTGGTATAACCAAAGGAATTAATAAGCCCGTAAGCCACAGCCTTAACTCCGTGGTTGTTCCTGTCCTCGGGAGTTTCTCCAACGATGTTGCCCTCGCGGTCTTTCTTCCAAGAGTAGACTGCGGTTTGATTGCTAATCGGGCTGGGACAACCGCCCATTTCCGAGATAATTCCCTTGCATCGAGAAGCATTAATGTGTAGCCGGGACGCATTGGTCTTGGGGTTGACAATTAGGAAGTTCTTGACTCGCTCGATTCCATCCCTAATCTCTACCCGTTGAGAGCCTAATACAACCTTGCCCTCGCTCGCCCAAATATCTGCAACCGGAACTGTTCCTTGGTGCTGCTTAGCGGCAACGTCGATTGCTCCGCCTTTAACATTACTCCACCAGGGTCTCGTTTGCGCAATCTTGATAATGTCGGAGGTAATCATGCCCTGCTCGTAAATCTCGTCGACCAAATAAACATCATCGACATGTATCTGAGCAACCTCAACGGCATAGGCGCTGGCAAAACCTGGGTCAACCCATAAAAGCGTCGGGAGGCTTGGGTCGAACTCAAACATGCCACCAGTTCCAGTATGAATCTTCATAGAGAACTCGTCGAACACGCGACCCTTCGGTGGGCATGGCACTCCCCCGTAACGCTCCAAGAACCATTCCTTAGTGGACATGGCTTCCAACTTTAATATTTCCGGGTCGGTTCTGCCGCCTGGGAATATCTTAGTGTTGCTCCAGGTAGGCAAGCTAACCGAAATCAAATCGTCCTCGGAGTGGGCGTTCTGCCCGCGGGTAAACATTTCCGGGTTCAGTACCAGCCGAGACTTGATTCAAAGGTGTTGTGCACCCATATACCATTAGCCACATACATGTGGGTTTCTGGTACATGCAAGTCATACGACTGGCAAAAGCCCTCCGTTATATCTTTAACTCGCATCCAACAAATAGGCTGCCCATTAAACTTATCCCAAATGCACCCAAGATTACTGGGGTGGCGATGTTTATTAATTGGTTGTAGCAGTATCCTGTTTTGCTTTCTGGTTAAAGAAAACCCAACTAATTCACCAAATAAACGGCAATCAGACACATATAAATCCGTGCCCCTTGTGTCTAGGGAACTTACGATTCCCAGATTCAGTAGTAACATTTGCACCTGGACGAGTAATTTATGACTTATAGAGGATAAAACTACTCTGCCGTCTTTGGCTACGCTTCCGTCCCCATCAAACAACCCTCTTAAAAACGCTACCACAGATTCTTTATTAGCGTGTAGTATTCCATTGGGTATTTCTTTAGAGGGGGCTTTCCACGATATGTCTAAGCCTATTTCCGACATAAATTTTGCTAAGGCTTTGTCCGTATGTCGCCACTGTTGGGAACGTTCATTATAAACATATCCTCTGGATTTAAGAAGTTCGCCCGTTTCTGAGTCTACGCTTGCTATAGAAAATCTATGGCTATTCTCTACAGTAGTGCAGTTTCCATCTGCTAAGTATAGCCCAGATATGTAGCAAAGATTTTTGTCATAATCGGCTGTGCCCCATAAATTCATGCCGTATCTGACGGCAACATAATCCTCTTTTGTTAAAGATTTTAATTCGTGCCAACCCGGCTTACCACTATGTATGGCAACTACTTTATGGTCGAATGTGCCCTCAATTGAGAACCCTTTACTTAAAGAAACCTTTTTTGTTGCTGTTGCCCCATTATACCAGGCAAGAGTAGCCTTACCGTCAGAACATTCCAGGTTAATAGGATGCGCTATATTTCCTACCAGGCGCCCGATGGTGTCCAAACCATTACTGGTAAACACGTAAGTATCTCCCGATAGGCATCCCGACATTAGCATCCACCCGCGCTTCTCGGCAATCCTACCACGGATTCTCAGATAGGTCTCATAATCAACCTGGCTGGATTCGCATACGACTACCCCGTCGGGAGCCTCCATCGCTAGTTTCCTCGGGTCTTGAGCAGACTTGGTGACAATTCTAAACCCACCAGCGACATTGATTTCTCCCGGGTCTACCCGTTTGGTTGCGTCGAATCCCCATCCCATCTTAGCCAGAAACTCCTGGATATAAACAAACTCTGCTTGAGTGCGCCCATAATCGGCAGCAACCAACCAGTATAGTTTTCCGTAGGGTAGCCGAGTAGTTAAGAATACCGAACTAAGGAAACTTTTTCCAGCCCGTTCTCCTCCAGCTACCAGTATTTCCCGGTTGGGCAGGTAAATGACAGGACTTTGCCCTTCCGACAGGGAAACACCAAGGGCTTTTAAAATGTAATCAATTTGTTCTTGATTGGGCATGTAAATTAATCGTTTATCGAGCGAATGATATTAGTGGATTCCCCCGGGGGAGCAGAAATATCCGTCCACCCGTATCCCTCCACCTGTTCCCCTTTCTCCTTAGTTGTAATTTCTCCCTGCCCCAGTTTTTTCAGGTCGGCAAGCATCTGCTCGACCTTCTCGGTCGATAGGTCAACCTTATAGTTATCGCGGTACTGCGGTCGGATTCCTTTGAGCATCATCATTTTAGGAATGTCGTTTTTACCAGTTAAGAACCCGGTCTCGATTTCGTCGGCGATTACCTCGTAGACGGCATCGAGCATTTCCTTGAAGTCTTTGTCGGTCTTCGCCCATCCATGAACGCGGGCAGGTTGTAAATTTAGCTTCTTGCAGGCTTCGGTAACGTTCTTCGCCAAGCCGTCTGCCATAAGACGCAGAATCTCTACCTTGGCGTCAAGAATCTGCGTGGGCGTCATTTTGGGCATAGCATTTGCCAGTTTGCTGTCCTGGTTGATTAGAACCCCCCCGGGTTTGTTGGGGGTGCCTTTCTTCCTACCGGAAGTCTTCGGTCGAAAGCGATAGGACTTTTCTGGCTTAGCCGTCGATTGGGCAACATCTAATGGTTGAGCAGCAATACCGTTGGTTAGGCTTTCTTCGCTCATAGTCCTCCGTCTCGATAGAGTTCGTTGTGGGTCTTGGTGCGGGTATGCCCGCCTGGGTAACTGACGATTACGTCTGCCTTGCCGTCGTTCATCCAGCGAAAGAAGCCCCTGACGGAAAAGCTCCCAAAGCGTTGGCGACAGATTGCGCCACATTTGGGGCATTTCGCCGGTTCGTGAATGACGGGTAGCAGAACATCGTGCTGCTCCTGCCCACAATTATCGCAAATGTATTCGTAAATCGGCATTTTGATTCAGGAATAAAAATTCCGGTATTTTTCTTCCCTATTTTCATTATACCATAGCGGGTGGGGGTCTTGTCAATAGTACTTTAGTACTATATGGGTGTAAAATAATAAAATTTCGGTCTAATTGGAGTAAAATCGGCGGTTTAGAGGTAAAAATGGGGTTCTAGGGTCACACGTAATACCCGCCGACGCGCGATAGGGCAGAAATTTAGGCTGGTTTGGGGGTTTAGGTGGTGTTAGAATACTTGCGGCAGCTTTGGGAACCGCATAAAACGGCTCAGATTTTGATTGTAGCGCGTCGTGAATCTAAATTCGGCTAAAATTTGCGCTTGTCTCATTGCGGAGTAGCTTTGGAGAGACAAACAGGGCAGGGCTAAAATAAAATTGTTCCTTGTACCCCCTATTATATAAATATAATAGGGGGGGTACAAAGGAGACAAATATATTTTATATCTATAGCCCCAAGCCCCACGAGGGAGCAACCGGGTTTGTCCCCTGGTCGATTTTTCGGGGGACAAAGTGGTTTTGTGGGGCTGCCGGTGCCGGGGTGGTAAAATAGGTTGGGGTTCTTCGTAAAACCGAGCATTTGTGGGGAAAATCGAAAAAGTGAGAAAACGCGAGCTTGAGCGAGCCGTGGGGGTCAAAGGGGGGTTTAGTGGGCAGGACAATTTTTGGGGGTTCCGGGGCAGGGTTAACATAATGTTGGGTTTTTGGTAAAATTTCAATTAGCTACGACTCTCTACGTAACGCGCGGTTTTTTGGAAAATCAAACGTCTGAGGGTATATTTCCCCCCAGGACTATTCCGATGGGCATCGTGGGGGGCTTTGCGCCCCCGCCCCCTCGCTCGTGCCCGTGCCCGCCTGTAGGTAAATGCCCCTGCCCGTTCGTCCGTTCAGGCTCGTGCCCGTTCGTGCCCCGTTGGGGACTATGCACGGCGCGCCGAAGCGACAATCCGTGCAATCCCAACGATTCTCAATAGTGGAACTTTTATTCCGGTATTTTAATTCCGTAATCTTTATTCCTAACTTATTGTTCCGGTGTTTTTCCATAGGCTGGGGGTTTGAGGTTACCTTATTCCGTCCGACCCCCCGTGAGCCCCTACGACTACGCCACCAGAAAAACAGCGATTCTGGGCAACCCAGTGACCCCCCACGCTCGAACCCATGCCCTAAACTGCCCTAAACCCCCGCCATCGACCGCCAACCGGCTTGACCTATGCCCTCGATTCATGGTATCTTGAATCAGGCTCAAACGAGCCTAGCACTCGCCGGACGGCGGGGAGCACAATAGAATATAGCATGGGCTTATGGTAACGTCTCCGCCTAGCAGAATATAATTTGAAGGAGTAAAAAATGGCAGAGATATTTGTTACCATAAAAGCCAACGGTAATGTCGCTTCGTTTCCATTCGTCAGCAACCGTGAGGACGAGAAGGGCACGGACAAATACCACAGGGTTGCCGACAAGGCAAAGAAGGGCGGTTTTCTTACCTCCGGTCAAGGACTGTACGTGCCTAAGAACTACATCCGTGCAGTCGAGAAGGGTAAAATCGGGGTCAAGGCGGGCAAGTAAACATTACTGCTAGGCGGAAACGTTGCCATAAGCTCAAGCGCAAAGGGGTGACGTATGAACACATCACTAATGTGTCCATCCATCCCCAGAGCGAGGGTGAATCGTAGAATCGTACATGACCACCTGTTCACGCTAGGCTACATCGAACAGGAGATTCTGCGGGAACACTGGCAGACAGGCACGGAAAAGCCGGAGCGCCTAGTCGTAGGCGAGGAGTTTCCAACCATACTGCCCAGACGTTATCACCCATTCGCTAACTGGAGAGAATCGGATGGACGAGGACGGAAACCTATCCTGAAAGGCTGGATGGGGGACTTGGGGATTGCCCTAAGTCTTGACCTTCCAGAGCCGAGCCAACACGCTAACTTACGGCGATTTGGACGCAGGACTACCATAAGAGCCGATGTGTTAGACTTGGACGGCATCGAGTGGGTTGACCTGCCCCTGAATGTCTAGCCCGCCAGGAGACGGAGAGGAGGTTCGACCATGACCATAATTATCCGGCGTTGTGCCCAATGCCTCCGCAGGTTTCGAGGTAAAGGCTCATGCCCATATTGTCGCCATGCGGTAAGCTATATCGCCGCTATAATACATCAACCATAAGGGAGGCTGACATGAATCTAATCGTGGAACACAACAACAACACCCCGTATGATTGCAGCATAACCCCATATGACCTTTATGTTTCCGCAGATTTACACCCCGCCGGAATCGCCCATGAACTTGGGCATAAAGCACTCGGACACCTTGAACTGCCGGTACCTCTCCTAACCGTCTATGAGCGTTTCCTTTGCGAGTGTCAGGCTTGGTGTTGGGCAATTCTACGAGGTGCCCCTGTGACTAAAGACATAATCGAGGATTGCTTAGGTTCTTATTGCGATACGGTATGTGCTAGACTTGCGGAGACGGTTGAACATAGGGAACGCTTAGAAAAAGTCTACATTTACTATAATCGAATATTAAACGCCATAAGGGAGGTTCAATTCACGGAAACATGTAACCCATAAATAAAGAAAGGAGGTAAAGCCATGCCGGACAACGATGTCATAATGACCACTCGCTATAGGTTTACTCATCTGATTGAGTATACCGTAGATGCGGAGGACGAGGACGACGCAGTCACCCAAATAGCAGACTTGATTCGTCGAGACTGGATAGACTATCTTGATTCGGGAGAGCTAGTCTGTCTTGACGGATAGCTAAAGTCAACCATAAAGGAGGTCTAAAATTCCAAACAGAGAAGTAACAATCAAACTCAAAGAGTCCGAAAGGGCGACTCTCCAAGCTATTATCTACGATATTTTATTTCAAGCCAGACATTATCTTACCGTAGAAATAGCCGATAGGGATTTGCCTCACTTACGAAAATTTCACCGCATACTTGAAAGGGGGAGTAGGAAATAAATGAAACGATACCGAATCTATACCGAATCATTCCCGAACCTGCCACTCTTGACCAGCCAGTTATTCGATGGCTTCACCATCTATGAGGCTACTGGATACTGGATGGGCAAACCGGAAAAATCTGCTGTCATTGAAATCATCGGGGACGACAACGACAAGGGACGGGTTGACCTCTTGTGTCACAACATCTGGCAAACCAGCCATCAGGAGTCCGTCATGATTACCGCCGAACCCGTTACGCCAGAGTTTGTTTCCGCCCCGATTAGCGTAGCAGAAGCTTAATCGAATAAGTAAGCTAGAAAGGGGGTAAAACTATGCGATGCCCGAAATGCGGGGGGATTCCACATACCGAACTCATCGACAGGGAAGGAAAACACTACTACCACTGCACCCGCCCACTCCACCGGATAAAAGTAAGCATCAAAGAAAAGCTGGTGGAGTTTCTGCCCCTACCGTTCCTTTGCAACACCTTTATAGGCGAGAACGGTAAACGATTCGCCGGACACGTTGCCTACGTTACTGGCGGGAAACTAACCGGAATCAAATTATAAGGAGGAAAAATGTTAGGAGCAGCGGAAATCAAAAGAATCAGTCAAGAGGCGGCGGCTAGAGCCAGTAAGGAACATCTTGTCCCGTACATCATCTGGAAGGAAGACATTGGGATGCAGGAGACCTGCAAACGACTACCATTTATCGGCGACTACGTGCCAAAGGGGTGGAGGCTAATCGAAACCCACTTTGTAGATTCGTCTGGTTGTGGCACCGAGGATGAACCTGCTGAAACCATCCAGCATTTCGTAGATAACCTCGTCGAGAATCGTGGTTATGCTGTAGTTGAGGCGGGGGAATTTCAAGTCTACGTGGGAGAGTTTATAAAGGGGGTAAAGTGAAAACGATAAAAGAACTTATCGAACATCTGCAAAAAGAACCGCTGGATGCCGATGTGTTCATCGGGGCAAGCGCCGAGAAGCTAGGCTATGCCCTGATTGTCATTGCCAATGAAGGCAAACTTAACCACGCCCATGAAATCCAAGTCTAACATAAACAAAGAGGAAAGGAGAGCCAACGTGCCTAAGAAAAAAGAAGGCGAACTACTTGGTTACACAGTTGTCAACCTAAATCCTGCCCTTGTGAATTACCTCGTTGTCTGCGAACCAGAGAACCTTGTCTATCCGAGTTATACCGAGGCTCGAATAGTAAGGGACGAGTTACGCCAAGAGTTTGATAACTCCGACATCGTGGTTGTTTCCATCAGAACGATGAAAGGAGAAATTTAACATGGCTGCTGGATGGTTGTACTATCACAAGTATCCCCCTAAACGTAAATGCCCCGACTGCGGGAAACGCCAGTACTTAAAGCGTTTAGGCGCTATGTCTAATGGAGCAGACGTTTGGGAGTTGCGGTGTCCTTGCGGTAAGCGAGGCATACTAGCAAGCGACTGGGTTGAAGGCGGATTATATTAGTTTTGACCCACGCGTGGGCGGGCGATTAAAAAGGAAAGGAGAAAAACAACATGTGTTCACCCAACGGGCATGTCCAAGGAGTGTGCCAAACATGCGCTCGGAGAGACTTATGTCCATCCGGTAAGGTTTTGCCTTGGCTGGAGGAACATCAGGATGAGGTCAGGCAGTGTCTTAAAGACAACGTTGAACTGCTCGATTCCCTAACAGGAAACTCATTAGCGCAGTTTCCAATGTTGATGGCGCTCCCCCCCGAAGCATTTGCCGCTATCGCAGGGGGTTTCTTTGCGGCAGGCTACGCCCTCGCTAAGCTTGAAGCACCAGAGCTAAGCGCCGAGGTTCCCAAGGTGTTCCTTGATGCTTTCGATAACCCAAGTCTTAGCTAAAGGGACTTGACTCCACCCCCAGTGGGCATGGTAATCTAACAGTGGCTAAACCCCAAGCCGTAAGACCTCATCGAGAATCGGGAGGCTGGCTAAAGGAGAACAACGAAATGGTTAAACAAACAAAGACAGCACTAAAGGTCGGAGGTAGGGTACGGGTAAACTTGTCGAAAATCGTTTCACCCATGGACGACCTCATGGTAGCCCTCGGAGAGCACCCTTTCCGCGAAGACTTACACGTTGGTGGAAACGTTGCCGATGGGGACGTCGGAACCATTATCCGCTTCGATTCAACCAGCCGGAAAAGCGGCGGTTCCATGTACGAGGTTGTCAATCCCAACTGGAACCCCGGCAGCCCCAATAACAAACCTCACGGCATCTGGTTCTTCTCGGAGTGGGACGCGTTGACCCCCACTGACGACCCCGAAACCCCCCTTGACCCCAGCCGAAACTTCATAGCGGAAGCCGACTCCGACGCTCCCCATGACGATAGTCCCCTCAGGGTCGGAGACAAGGTACGGGTTATCGACGACGCCTGCAAGTCTTGCCCCCGCTACGGCGAGTGTCGGGTAAACAAAGGCGACGAGGGTGTGGTTGTTGCCCCGAGCGGCAACGACTTCGTTATCGTGGAAAGCCCCAGCTTCGGTAAGATGGGCACTCGCCCCGACCACCAGGTCAGTATTGGCGTCAAGCATCTGGAAAAAATCTAACTGACAAATTCCAGCGCTACGGCAACATTAACGACGGGGACGAGGCAATCATAGTCCGGGCAGATGAAGGAACGGCAAATAAAATAGCGAAGAAGGAGGAAACCATTGAGTCGAAACCACGGAACCCTACGGTGCCCCAGCTGCGGAGAGACCTTCACCGTAGATAACCTAACTTTTACCCCAGTCTGCCCTAACTGCGGCTACGTCCGCAGCCACGACAGCCAGCCCAAGTTTACATTAATAGCAGAAAAGGAGGAAACCCATGCGACCGGGGCGCTATTGGTACACGAGGTCTCGCCAGGCGGTGAAGCGCCGCTACGGTAAAGACTGGAAACTGGTATGCGCGTTGTTAGCGGCGGTATCTGCTCGCTCAACGGTATCGGCAACCGCCCGTCTCGCAGACATAGCATACTGGCAGATTAAAACAACCGGCACCGTGAAGCGGGAGTCGTTTATATACGCTCATTACAAGTCTATTCAGGGGGTTCTAAAGAACGGACAACCCAATGGGCGTAAGTGTCGAGCCTTATATCAAAACCTGATTGGCAACGAACAATTCGTCCCGGTCGATATTTGGTTGATGCGTTTATTTGGAATCACCAACAAGGACAGACCGAACAAGTCCGAGTATGACCTCATTGAACGAACCATCCGGGCGGACGCGAACATTCGCGGCTTAACCGTTGCTCAACGGCAGGCGGAGCTTTGGTGTGGGGTTCGAGGAAAGTCGGACGACTTTGGCGATTATCTAGCACAACTAAAATTGTTTTAAGGAGGAAAAAACAAATGTTTAAAACAGGCAACCAAGTACCTGAAACACCCAAAATGTATAAGGTTTGCCGGACGACCCCAGGTGGCATGTCTGTATCCTGCAACGTCCAAAGAATCTGCGCTGCCGAGAAGACCGTTCTTGCCTATACCGAAGGAAAAATAACCTATGCTCCACCCGAAACCCCCGGAATATTTATTTATGAAACCCTGGAGGAGGCAAAGCGTTGGCTTGAGGGGGACTTTGTTTTCGGAGAGATTCGGGAACATAAGCCTCACATCTACGAGGTTACGCCGTTGGGAAAGCAAGCACCAAGCCCAACGGGGCACGGCGTGTGCTACCCAGCGGTTCTGGTAGGCAAGCGGGTCTACGAAGCGAAACCCCCAAGACCAGCGCCAAAGTTTAAGGTGGGAGACCAAGTGGTTCCCCTACACGACCTAAGCCCCACGTTAATCGTAAAGAAAATCGTTTGGTCAGCGGACGACCCCGGGCTCCGCCAGTTGGTGGTGCTTACTTATCTGTCAAGGAATTCCCACACGACTTTGGCGCATACAGAGAAGTAGTTTGTTACTATGATGACGGGGACGATGACGAAGTAAACTATGCTTTTAAACTTGAATCTGAAACACCTGCTAATTGGGATAAAGAAGTGAAGGAGGAATTATGCCCTATACAGATGAAGAACGAGACTTAATCTTGTGTCCAGGACGCTCTCGTTCTTGCAAAGTCGGTGATTGTAAATGGTGTGGGTGGAATAGCGACAGAAGAAAAGATATAACTTGTCCATTTTGCGATGAAAAAGACTTTGACCTAATAGGTCTAAAACATCATCTCGAAAACTATTGTGAGATATATAAGAACACAATATCTATTGAAGAAGAAAGGAATCGGATGCACAATGAATAGAATTGAATCCAAAAGAATAATGATAGGTAACTATCCAAAACTTCACTTTCTTGCCATGCCTGGATTCTGTTACTCTAAAACTGGTCTCGGAACAATTATAACAGTTGCGGCAGTTGAAGGTGGTGTCAACGACTGGTCTGCTTATCATCAAACTCCCTGGATTGACTCAGACGAAGCTTCGGTTGCAGCGAATGGCGAAAAACTCCCACAAGAGGTTGCTGAGCTGATTTTCCCAGATTGGGCAAAAGAATTAAGTTGGAGGGATTAAAAAGAAAGGAGAAGCTAAATGGCAAATCTAATCAGTCGTCCGTTACCAAAACAATGCCAAAACAAGCACATGAATAAATTGAAACGACAATTATTCCTTATGTATCTCGAAATGGGCATTCGAAGAAGTAAGGCAAAGCATATGGCTTATAAAGGAGTATGTTAAAAATGGTGCTAACATCAAAGCAAGTAAAGCAACTTGTTAAGAAGTTAAACTCCGAACTAAAAGCACAAGGATTCAAACACTTGCAATTTATCGCTATTCCAAATAAGGAGACTAAATAATGGGTAAAGTCCAAATAACATTAGAATCCAAATCTCTCCCATCTTCTGTTCTTGCTCAACTTGCTGGTATAATAATTCCAGACAACGATACTATGCGCAACATTCTTTTAGATACCATTGGCATAGCTCCTAGTAGATAACCACCACAATTCTCCCCATCCGATAGACCCGTAGCTAAAATAACCACCACAATGTTTAAAAATCCACCACAAAGAAAGGAGTAAAATGAACAAGGAACGCTTCATGGAAATCATGCGGGAGGAAAAGTTCACCAAGGAGTTCTCCGAGGAAATGTGGGCAGGCGAGGTTGGTGTAGCCATCAGGTCAGGAGAGCAACCCGATGAACACTACGAAGCACGGACAAGGGCTACTTGCCAAACCCTTTATCCCCTAGCCTTAGCAGTGGGCGTGGCAACCGATACCGACAACGACTGGGAATAGGGGGGGACAAACGAACTCGCCGGGGACTTAAACGGGTTCTATCCTGTGAGTTTGTACCCTCCATCCCCCCTTGTTTATAAAAACAAGGGGGTGGGGGGAACAAAGGAGCAACCCGACGGTTTTTATTATTGACGTTTTGTGCTATAATTGTTGGCTGAAAGGCTACAATAATGGCACAAAAGCCCAATATCCACCGGAAGCTTTGACAAGCCTACCTGAAGGACTCTTTTTAAATAGTGCTGTATCCATTAATAAACTCCCGTTGAGTATCCCTTTCTGTTATTAAACAATATGGCATATTTGTTTAATAATATACCATCAAACGATAAGGAGCCCGTAGTGTCAAACAAATTCAATCCTGGAGACCCGCGTTGGCGCTTGATGTGCCCAAACCCTCAACGCGCCGCCGAGAATCGGGAGCGCATCCGAACCGGATTTGCTGGGGCTTACTGGGACTCGTTGGAGACTATCATAGCGGGGACGCCTCGGAACCAAAGACTGCCCAGTTATGTCCCGGTGGATAACCACACGTATCGTAGCCCACTTGACAAGCCACGAATACGCGGTGGTATAATAGATATAGACGAGGAATACATAATTTCCTACGAGAAAGGAGTAAACCGTGAAACCTAAATTCAAAAAGGGAGACAGAGTCAGGATAAAGGAAACCGCCGACCTGGAATCAATCAGTATGCTAACAAGCCGAAGAAAAACCGTTGGAACCGTTACCGCAGTTCTAGACTTGACCCCCCGGGGATACCCCGGCAAATATGATGAAGAACAATGGTACGAAGTAGACCTTGATTCCGACTCCTACCCAGGAATGGGTTGGCAACTGCTCGAATCCATGCTGGAACCAGAAAAATAAATGCCCGAAAAGCTGTGTGTTTACTACAATCCCCTGACTCGCGGCAAGTGCGACCGGGGACACTGGGGCAGCCAATCTTGTGGCAATACCACTACCTGCCCGGATTACCGGGAACCGAAATATTTCAAACGGGAGGAGAACTATGGAAAAGAAAGAAAAACCCACCGTTGAGGAGAGTCGAAAGTATTTAGTTATCAGTGACGCCTATTCCATTTACCGCACCGAAGATACTCTCGAAGACGCTAAGAAAGCCATTGCCTTCTTTATGGACTCAGATGGAATACCCGAGGATGAAATCTATTTGTTTCCTTTAGGAGACGAGGTCGTGTTTCATGCCCAGACCGAAATCGCTATCACCGACTAAAATCTATACCGACGGCAGCCACCAAGAGATTTGTTATGTCCTTGGCTCCCAGAGTCCTGTTCGTCAACCAGTCAAAACCAATGGATGCGCGGTGACTGGGAACGAAGCTGAGTACCGAGCATGTCTGGTTGCCCTACAAGCCGCCAAGAATCAAGGAATCCGCCGGGTAGAAATCTTGTCGGACTCCCAGGTAATGATTCGCCAGTTAAACGGGGAGTATGCGGCACGGTCGCCGAGACTCAACGACCTGCGAATACTCGTTTTGAGCTTAGCGTCGGAGTTCGACGAGGTTCGATTTACTTGGGTTCGCCGGGAACAAAACCCTGCTGGGCGGGAATTAGAACGGAAGTCAAAAGGGGGATAATATGTCGCATTTTTATGGGGACATTCAAGGCAACCGTGGAGCAGCTTCTTGTGGTGGAAGTAAAGAGAGTGGTATCGCGAGTCATATAAGGGGGTGGAATGTTGGAGCCAGAGTTTCCATCCACTACGACGAAGTAATCGGTAAAGACGTAGTCAAGGTTTACGCTACGGGAGGAAGTCTTGGACACCGAGGAAGCGAATTAATCGCTAAGTTTACGGCGGAAGACCTCGATAAAGAAATAACTGCGGTTGC